ATCGTAAGGCAGTGCTTTCAGCAGCATGGAAACATGCAATGAGACACGATGTTATGACGCACGATCCTGTATCACTGGTGAAAGCTAGGTCTGGTCAACCTAGACGAACACTGTGGTCAAGAGATCAGGTGCAAACCTTTCTTGGTACAGCTTATGGCGACTTCCGCTGGCGCAGCATTGGTCTGATCGTCCACATGGCATATGATTGGGGGCAGCGTGTTGGTGACATGCGCCTTCTACAATGGGACAAGCTAGACTTAACCCAGTGTCGCATGGACTTGACGCAGAGCAAGCGCAACGCAGAGATACACCTCCCCATCTCAGCAGGGTTGTGCGGTATGCTGCGCCAGCAAAAGGAAGACTTTGGGTTCCAGGATTATGTAGCACCCCGTGTCAAACCACGAGCAGGTGCATACTCACCCTATGATAAAATAGAAATAAGCTATCTTATCAATGAGGTACTAGAAGAAGCTAACCTACCTTCCACCCTGACTGCCATGGACTTGCGCCGTACAGCAGTGACAGAGATGATGGAGGGTGGGGTAGACTTAGCAGGTATCATGCAGGTGACGGGTCACAAGAACATTGGATCAATCAAGCCTTACATGGTCAACACATTCAGTGGTGCATCGAAGGCACTAGCAGCTAGAGGGAATGATGACGATGAACATTCGTGATTACGTTGAGGGTCTAGCACTAGGTGATGGTGACACACACCGTGGCAACTGTCCTGCCTGTAACGGTAGAGGTACATTCACAGCCATGAACGATGGCGGCAGCATGAAGTACAACTGCTACAAGCTAGGCTGTGGATCTCGTGGCATCTATGACACAGACATGACAGCAGCAGAGATAAGGAAACGCATGAAGCCACCACCTGACAGGGCCACAGAGGAGGCTGAGACCATGGAGATACCCGCTTACCTAGTCCAGCCTACCTTTGAACACAAGAAGCACATAGCCTTCGCTCTGCGTTGGGGTATTCGTGACTATCCTGGCTTACTTTATGATGTTAAACAGGAGCGCACGGTGTTCCCTATACATCACAGGGGTAGGCTCATTGATGCAGTAGGCCGTGCCGTAGGCAAGAGAGCTTTACCTAAGTGGTATCGCTATACTGGTGCAGCAGATTACTTCACAGCAGGTAAGGGTGATGTCGTATTACTTGTAGAGGATGTCGTGTCTGCCATAATTGCGACACATTTAGTACCTAACATCACAGCCTTGGCTATCCTTGGCACATCACTGTCCAAGAAACACATGGATAAGGTGGCATCGTACCGCAAGTCAGTCATAGCTCTTGATCCTGACGCCATGGATAAAACTTTACAGTACCGCCGTGACATTCAGCTATGGACAGGCATCGAATCAGTTGCTATGAAGCTGTGCGACGATATAAAATACAAAGTACCTGACGATATTAAACAACTAAAGGAAGTATGCAGATGATTGAAGCAACATACATTGACCACATGGGTAATGACTTGACTGTAGCTAACGCTGCCCGTGTATCGTTTGGTAAGACAAGTGAGATGGAAGACGATCCTTGGGGGCCACCTAAGCTCAAGAAGAAAGACGATAAGCTGATCCGCTACCTTGCCAAGCACAAGCACATCAGTCCATTCGGACATTGCTTTGCATCCTTCCACGTTAAGGCACCAGTGTTTGTAGCACGACAGCTAGTGAAGCATAAGTTCTTGAGATGGAACGAAATATCTAGGCGTTACGTCAGGGATGAACCAGAGTTTTACCAGCCTAAGCTACGTGCAGCAGCCAAAGACAAGAAGCAGGGCAGTGGTGACCCTCTGATACTTAGCATACAGCAGGATGAAGTTGTCCGTCATGCCCACATCGAAGCGGTTAAGCAGTACAGATACCTGCTACAGACAGGCGTTTGTGAGGAGCAAGCAAGGGGCATCCTTCCTCTGAACCACATGACTGAGTGGTACTGGAGCGGTAGCCTGGATGCCTTCGCTGATATGTGTAACCTACGCTGCAAGTCTGACACACAGGCAGAGACACGGGTAGTAGCACAACAGATTGACCGCAAGATGATTGAACTATTCCCTGTGTCATGGGATGCACTAACGGAGGATGAGGAAGAATGATAAAGAGTGAATGGGATCGCCTAATAAAAGAACGTGAAGACTTTAGGGAGAATGTATTGGCAGAACATACATCAGACATCGTGAATGAACCTAAGCACTACGCACGGTGGGCCATTGAGCCTATCACATACATCATGCGTAATGGTTTTGAGTTCTGGCGTGGCAACATTGTTAAGTATGCCAGTCGTGCAGGATACAAGATGTACGAGGGTAAGACGCAGGTGCAAAGCGAGATCATTGACTTAGAGAAAGTCCAACGCTATTGTCAGATGCGTATCAATCAACTTAATGGAGAGGATAAGCTATGATACCTATAGGTCAACTAAGATTGTTACTCACTAAGGCTGGACTAGAGTATGTCATCACTCGTGTTGAGGGTAACATAGCACACGTCAACATTATTGTAGCGGAGCAACCAGATGTACACAGTTGAGTTTGAATCAGATGCAGCAGTAATCACAACACTAGATCAAAACGATATGTATGAGGATGTTGAGGTTATCCTGGGTGACGGTGGTGATGTGTACATCAGACAGTACGAGCCAGACATGGATTCATACCAGCTAATACTCATGAGCGCACAGCAGTGGATAGACTTGATGGCTGCATACAAAAGCTCTGAAGGTTCCTATTATGTAGAGTTGAAACATGAATGAGCTAGGGCAAGGTTTTTTTGCTGGTGTGTTCGCAATGTATGTGTTAGCACTGCCCTTGTTATACCACATGGTAGAGCCAGAAGATCCTGAGGAGAATAGATCTGGCCCTATCAGGTTTGCCTTCCTGTGGCCTCTGATTGCACTGGAAGTAATATACCGTATCTTTGTAGGAGAGAAAGACAATGATGGAACTGGCCTTAATTAAAACATTACTTGAGCGTGACTTTTATGAGCAACATAAGGGCATTCGTTGCCCCGACAAGATCTTTAGCAAGGATGTACGCAAGATCAAGCAGGCACTAGACACTGCCATGGAAACATATGATGGCAACATGAACGTGCAGGACTTGCAGGCTGTGTTCAACCGTATGAACCAGAGCATGACCACAGCAACACGCACAGCATACGATGCACTATTCCGCCGCATTGATATTGCTGAGCCTATCAAAGAAGAGATTGCACAGGACACACTGTCCCACTTATTTCAGCAGCACGTTGGGGATGTCGTTGCTAACCTTGGCTTTGACTACGTGAATGGCACAGAGAATAGCCTTGAGCCTTTGCGTCAGTTACTTGAGGAATACAAGAACGACTTCACGCCTAACCTCCGTGTTGACTGGGAAGACGATGACCTAGATACAATCCTAGATGCTACTGCTCTTGAGTCACGCTGGTCATTCAACATACCTAGCCTGGCTCGTAAGGTAGAGGGCGTCAGTGGTGGTCACTTGGTTGTTGTGGGCGCACGTCCCAACACAGGTAAGACATCATTCCACGCCTCTCTTATCGCCGCTGACGGTGGCTTCGCTCATCAAGGCGCACGTTGCATTGTGCTTTGTAATGAAGAGGCATACACACGGGTGGCATCACGCTACGTTAGCGCATCTGCTAACATGACAATGAAAGAGGTACGCGGTAACCAAGCTCTTGCTCGTATGCGCTATGAGCCTGTGCGTAAGAACGTCATGTTCAAGGAGAGCACAGGTAAAACTATGGCGTGGGTTGAGTCTGTTGTGAAACAGGAGAAGCCTGACATTGTAGTTCTGGACATGGGTGACAAGTTCTCTGACATGAAGAGTGAGCGCAGTGACATCACACTCAAGGCTGCAGCTATCCATGCCCGTAACATTGCCAAGCAGTATGACTGTTGTGTGATATGGATGTCACAGTTGAGCGCAGAGGCAGAGGGTAAGGCAGATCTTAACCAGTCTATGATGGAGGGAAGCAAGACAGGTAAGGCTGCAGAGGCAGACCTCATGGTACTTATCGGCAAGACCATGCAAGTAGAAGGAGAGGATGAAGATCCAGTACGCTATCTTAACCTTGCCAAGAACAAACTAAACGGGTATCAGGGTAAGATTACTTGTGTGCTAGATGGATCACGTTCTATCTACACAGCTTAGGGGATAGACATGAGACTAGTATTAGACGTTGAGAACAGTGTGACTTGGAGGGACGGGAAGATCTTTAATGATCCTTTCGAGCCTACCAACACACTTACTCAGGTTGGCATGGTGAATGCTGACAATCACGAAGAGTTACATATTGTAACATTAGATCACAATGACGCCAAGGATACATCAGGTGCAGGCCGTGCCTTGATACAGAGTGTGCTGGACATGACAACTCTGCTCATCATGCACAACGCTAGGCATGACTTGATGTGGCTGTGGGAGAGTGGCTTTACTTATGACGGTGCAATCTATGACACACTGCTTGCTGAGTACCTCTTACATCGTGGGCAGAAGGCACCACTAAGTCTTGGTGCATGTGCTATACAGCGTGGCCTAGCTGAGCAGAAGGAGGACTACCTGTCCATCTGCATTAAGAAAGGTATCAACACAAATGAAACTGATCTGGATAAGCTCAGCCTTTATCTTAGGGCTGACCTGCTCACAACTAGCGAGTTGTTCCACTCTATCGAAGCAGACTACGCAACCCCCGAAAGCAAGTCTCTACACACCGTCAGAGATGTCACCTTCAACACCTGCAGAACCCTTACCAGAATGTACATGTCAGGAATCAGGGTGGATCTTGATGAACTAGAACGTGTGCGTGTACTCTTTGAGGATGAACGATCTGAGCTTGAGACTAAGTTGCAACAGCGTGTGCGTGAGCTTATGGGTGACACACCTATCAACATAGGTTCACCTGAGCAGATGTCACAGGTTGTGTTCAGCGTCCGTATGAATAACAAGAAAGAATGGGCTGGTCTATTTGACTTCACCAACACACCAACAGAGTTTCGTGATGCAGTAAAGGCTAACAGTAGTCCCATCTACCGCACCAAGGCATTCACTTGCCCAACCTGTGAGGGCGAAGGCAAGACGTACAAGATCAAGAAGGATGGCACCAAGTTTGCTAGACCAAATAAATGTAAGGACTGTGATGCTCGTGGCTTCCAGTTAACACAGACACAGCAGGTTGCTGGGCTACGCTTCTCTGCACCTAACAAGAAATGGGTAAGCGCTAACGGGTTCAGCACAAGCAAGGACAAGCTACAGCTGCTCATCAGCACAGCGCGTACACACAAGAAGCATGAAGCTGTATCCTTTCTGGAAGACTACCTGCGCTACAGTGCAATCAGCAGCTACCTGTCTACGTTTGTGGATGGTATAGGTATCTACTCAAAGGACGATGGTTTCCTA